GTACTGAATTGAGAACTGTCCCAACGACAGATATTCAACAGACGCGTTTCTTTGGTGGAAAAGACCGAGGAACATGCATTCAGTTAACACCACCTTGGCAATCACAAGGCGCGATTCAATTGACTCGTGAACAGGCTGGTGCATTGGCAGCAGAATTAACGCTGTTCGCAAATGGTGAAGAAGTTACCGAGCATCTTGCTCAAATTCAATCAGAGTTTGACGGTGAAGCTATAGCTGAGGCGCTTTGCTCATGAATCCAACTTTTTGGGAAATCATTCAGTTACTTGAGAGAGATAACAGTCGACTATATAAAGAAGATGTGTTATCTCATTATATTGATGATGAAGGTCTAGTCAAAGGTTTATTATATTGTCTTGATAATATGATTACCTTTGGTGTGGCTGATATTCCATACTCTGATACTCAAGGAGAAGGAATCACTGAAGACGAGTTCTATCATCTTGCAGATCAATTAAAGAATCGTGAATTAACAGGTAATGCTGCTCGAGACGCGATCTTATCTTTATCTCTAAAGTCAGGAATCGACCAATGGAATGATTGGTACCGCAGAATATTAATTAAAGACCTTAGATGCGGTGTATCTCTCAAGACAGTTAACAATGTCAAGAAAGGAACCATCCCTGTATTCACTTGTATGCTTGCCCACAGCGGTGACAACAATCCTAAAAAGATTACAGGAGACTGCGTTGTAGAATATAAGTATGATGGAGTAAGAGCCATTATAATTGTAGAAAATGCAAATGCAACCATCTATTCTCGAAACGGTAAACTACTTACTAACTTCCCACATATCGAAGAAGCATTCAGTAATAAAATATTTGATGATCTTGTCTTTGATGGTGAAGTTATGTCTGCTGATTTTCAAACACTAATGAAACAAGTACATCGTAAAGAAGGTGCTCAAACTGAAGATGCTTATTTTGCATTGTTTGACTTTCTACCTCTCGATGAATTTAAGACAGCCAAAAGTTCTTTGCCACTTATTAAAAGAAAAGAATTGTTAAAAGGTTTTGAAGAATCAGATTACTTTAAAGATTGCATTGTCGTAACTGACTATACAGTCCTTAATATTGAAGATGATGCTGATAAGTTCAAAGCAATTAATAATACAGCAATAGAAAAAGGCTATGAAGGAATCATGGTCAAACCAGTCAACGGTTATTACGAATGTAAAAGATCGTATGGTTGGTTGAAAATGAAACCTTATATTGAAGTAACCTTAACAGTAACAGATATAGAAGAAGGAACTGGTAAAAATGAAGGAAGCACAGGAGCGCTTGTCTGCGAAGGTACCGACGAGGGTAAACATATCAAAGTTAATGTTGGCACAGGTCTTAGCGATGCTAACAGGGATGATATTTGGAATAACTCTGACGCTGTACTTGGTCAATTAGTCGAGGTAAGAGCTGATGCAATTACTATCAGTCAAGATGGTGATGATTACAGTTTGAGATTTCCACGATTTAAATGTTTTAGAGGCTTTGAGCCAGGAGAAAAATTATGACAGAACATACTAAAGTAGTTGAAGATCAACGCAAAATGTTGAAAGCAGAAGAATGGTCAATGCAAGTTGCTGCCATTCATACGCACTCATTTAGTAGCATGTACTATGATGATCATCCTGAAGATACCGAAGGTGGTAAAATGGTTACTGATGTAGAGTATAATTGTGGATTAATTAAAAGATCACAAGGTGGTATACATCTACGTGACTTCGGAAAGGAACTAAAAGGCCAAGAATTATTTGACGCATACTCAATGGTAAATTAATATGTATAGACCACTACTTGGAGCTGTAACTTTATTATCCATTATAATGTATGCTAACGCAAGTACATTTGATGATCGTGTTAATGATGTTCGGATTGAATACGAATCAGAAGATCTACATTGTTTAGCAATGAATATCTATCATGAAGCAAGGTCAGAGAACCTAGCAGGTAAATATGCAGTTGCTGACGTTGTTCTAAATCGCGTACGTGACGATAGATATCCAAACGATGTCTGTTCAGTTGTATATCAGTCTGAGACTAAACCGTCTTGGAAAGATCCTAATGTTCTTGTACCTAAAAGAAATCGTTGTCAGTTTAGTTGGTATTGCGATGGCAAAGCCGACGATGCTCAAGATATAGATTCATGGGAAGAAGCCGTATATGTTTCTTATAGAATGTTACATATTGGTAAGTTCCGTGGTCTAACTGAAGGTGCCACTCATTACCATACAACCTTTGTGAATCCTTATTGGGCTCCAACTCTACAACAAGTAGGAACTATCGGATCTCATATCTTCTACCGTCAAGACTGAATAAATAATACCATAATATATTAGTTATGGAGTTAGTTATGAAGGTAGCGGGTGTTGACTACAGTTTAAGTAGTCCGGCTATTTGTGTACATGAAGGCGAAGAGTGGAGTTATGATAATTGTACCTTTTACTATTATGTAAAACAAAAGAAGTTATTGATTGGAGAGAAAGGACAATACCAAGCAACAATGTATCCCGACAACTGGTTTAATGATCAAGAACGATATGATATCATTGGATCATGGTCGCAAAGTAAATGTTTTGAATGTGACTTTGTTGGAATTGAAGGATACGCATTTGGAGCGGTCGGTAGAGTATTTCAAATAGCAGAGAACTGTGGTTTATTTAAACATAAGCTATGGGAAAGAGATATACCATACGATGTATATCCACCAACAATGATTAAAAAGTTTGGTTGCGGAAAAGGTAATGCTGGTAAAGATTTAATGATCGAAGCTTTTGAAAAAGAAAATTCTATTGACATTCGCGAAAAATGTGGTATAATAAACAAATCGTGGAATCCTATTACTGATATCGTAGATGCCTACTATATTTGTAAATACGGTTTCACTCAACTTACAGAGAAGAAAGATGATAGTAATATTTAACGGACCCCCAGCTTCAGGTAAAGACGAAGCAGCAAGCCTATTCAAGGATAACTACGGATTTGGTAATCTGTCTTTTAAGTATCAATTATTTAAAGAAACAATTAAACACTTTGATGTTGATAAAAGATGGTTCATGGAAGGATACAACGATAGGGCTCAAAAAGAGAAAGCTGAGTTTGCCTTACAAGGTATGTCAAGACGTGAAGCAATGATTCATGTTTCTGAAGATATTATCAAACCAAAGAAAGGATTAGATTATTTTGGTAAATCAGTTGCTGAAGAAATCGAAGAAGGCAAGAACTATGCTTTGGCAGACGGTGGATTTGTCGAAGAACTTGAACCTATTATAGAAAGAGTAGGAGCAGAGAATATTGTCATCGTTCAATTAACAAGAGAAGGTTGTGACTATTCTTCAGACAGTAGAAAATATTTTAATGGTCGACTCGTTAACGAATGGACGGTCGGTCATCAAACAACAATAGATAAAGCGTACGTTCTCAAAGAAGAGATGGATATTAAAACATATCGCGTACATAACAATGGTTCACTGCATAACTTACATGATGCATTGGCAACTATTCATAATGAGATCTTTGATGATAGCACTAACGGACAAATTACAGAATCTTCCGAAGCCTAATATAATAAACCTTGCTGAATGTAAGGATCGTAGGTCTTGGACAGAGTCAGAGTTTTCACGTCATGGTCTTGACGATATAAAAGTCCATCAGTACGATCGTTATGAGGAAGGTAAAAGTATTCCTTTCGTAGGTGATCCTGAGGTTGTAAACGCCACAACAAAAGGTGTTACATCATCCCACTTGTTAACTATTAAATGGTGGTTAGAGAATACCGACGAAGAATACGGTTTGTTCTTTGAAGACGACCTTGATTATGAACCTCTTCAATATTGGAACTTTACATTAAGAGAATATATTGATAAATGTAATCAGTGGGAATGGGGAGCGTTACAGATGTGTAATGTCTTCGAGTATCCTTATGATTATAAGAATGAGTATATACCATTCGTTCCTAAGAAAAGAGAGATGTGGGATCATGGTTTACAAGCATACGCAATTAAAAGATGGTATGCAGAAAAATTAGTAGAATATTATTTTGGAGATTTTGAGGATAAGATTCATTATCGTATGCCATTAGGATCTCCTGTAACAACAGAGAACAATATATTACATGGATTTGGATTGGTTATTTCCTTTCCGTTATTTAACCACAACATAACGGACTTTAGATCTAAGAATATATATTTTTATAACGAACAAGCAAAGGCAGCTGTTTATTCGTACGAGTTCATCGACCTATGGTGGGAGAGTAAAGGAATCTATCTTTCTCTTGATGAAGTATTTGAGAATGAACGTGAAGCAGACAAAATTTATGGAGTATTAGAATGAGTTGCATATATAAAGGTGAAATAGTAAATACAGAACTATCGAAGAATTCTATCGGTGGAACTGAAATGATGAGACAACGTTTAATAGACGGTGTAGGTTCTGGAGTATTAAGTAAGGTCGCAGTACACTGTGGCAGAGTACGAGAGTTATATGAAGATGTACCAAATATCCTTTGGTGCCATGATCTTGCAGAAGACCCAGAAAATCAAATGCTTAAAGATGGCGGTTGGCAAAAGTTTGCTCATATTGTTTTTGTTACTGCATGGCAAAGAGATCAGTACATTATGAGATACGGTATTCCTTATAGTATCTGTTCAGTTATTCATAACGCAGTTGAAGTTAAGTATGATCCTAAAGAAAAGGATATGGAAACAATTCGTTTCGTATATCATACAACACCACACCGCGGATTAGAATTACTTGTACCTATCTTTGCTTCCTTAGCAAAAGAGTTTGATAATATTCATCTTGATGTTTACTCAGGATTTGAAATATATGGATGGGAAGAACGCAACGAAGCATATAAGCCACTCTTTGCGCAAATCGAAGAACATCCTAACATGACTTATCATGGAGTTAAATCAAACGATGAAGTTCTCGAAGCGTTAGATAAGTCTCATATATTCCTATATCCAAATATATGGAAAGAAACATCCTGTATTGCATTACTTGAAGCAATCAAATCGCAAATGATTTGTATTCATCCAAACTATGGAGCTTTACCTGAGACAGGTGCTAATGCTACGATTATGTACGATTGGAATGAAGATATGAATCATCATGCTAATTATGCCTTCTCGGTTACAAAACAAATTTTAACTCAGATGAAGAACGATCCTAACTACTTTCATGGATTTACCTTCTCTGATAGATTCAACTTGGCAAGAAATTCTATTGCCTCATTCGCCACAATGTGGAACACTCTACTAAGGAACATCGGAGATGCCTACCAAGAATAAAGATAACCTTATTCATTTTCCAAAGATACATTCTAATCCTCCAATTAGTGAGGAAAGCGTATCAGAAAGAATTCGTGAATATAAAGAATCATACTCAACAGAACTTGCTGAAATTATATGGGAAAACGTATTAGGAGAAATGGCTCGAGCAGGATGCGAATTTGACGCTGACTTCGAGAATTACTTTCCAAGTATGATATTGATCTTTGAAGCCATTCGTTCGTTACATCTACAAACAATGGGAGAAGAACATCAACTCCAACCATTTGCCACGCAGAATGTTGTTGTTTTGGATTCTAACGCAGATCAACTATCTGGTGGATTGAAAAAGAATTTAGAAGAAACTATTGACATTGACGAAGATCTGTGATATAATTGTACTTGTAAATTTAAATAATGGATAAATTATGATATTAGTTGACTATAACCAAGTAATGCTTGCTTCACTGTTCGCAGGTATTGGTAATCACACAAACATGGAAGTTGATGAGAATCTCCTTCGTCACATGTTTCTAAATTCAATTAGATTCAATCGAAAGAAGTTTCATAAAGAATACGGCGAGATCGTAATCTGCGCTGATAGCACAAATGTATGGAGAAAAGA